TATATTTAATAATAATTTTAGATTTTTTTATGACGACACAATGTATAACCCAACTTTGATAAATTCTTTATTAATATTTTTTACAAACCCGGGTTATCTATATAATAACTACAGAGAACAAGTCTTTATTTTGTCAATCTTGGTTTTTATTCTTCATCACTACTATCATCACTATACTCTAAATCACCATAATGAAGTCCATATATTTTATCTGCTGATTTTACTTTTTTATCACGAGATACTTTGAAAACTTCATACATGATACCCATGTCATCAACTGTAGCATCTTCAAAACCCCTGACCTTTTCCCCCTTGACAGTGGTATCTATTGGTTTGAAAGGAGATGTCCCAAACAGAGTTTTATAAATCTTATTAATTAGTTGCTGAGTTCCTAGTTCAGTTGTTAGCAAATTAATATCTTCCTTACCACGGTAACTAAATGTCGCGCGATATTCACTCATGAAGGTTTTAGCCTGTTGCTCTTCTAGAACATTGAATTCATTAATTTTAAATTTATCTTGCTGACCTATAGCATCGCGTAGTTTATCTAAATACACCAGACGATTATTTGTTGTTTGTATCTTTTTAATATTAAACTCGTTACTGTCTTTAATCTTACTTTTATAATCTGATGTTTTTGCTATCTCAGCAAGTATATCATTTTCATAGATGTTTTCCCACTCCTTATTTTCAGGATTATATGATTCGCCTGATATTTCAAACAGATACTTTTTCGCTGTTACAAACCTCGCGATGAACTGAGTATCTACGAAAATCTCTTTGAAGTTTTCTATTTCTTCAGTCGGAAGTCCTATATATTCATTTTTACGTTTTACATATTCTAACTCCGCGGTTACTTCTTCTATTAAACGTTCTTTGTTTTCCTTGATTAACTTTTGACTCTTTTGACCGTTGCTCTTTTCAAATTGTATTTCATCAACTATGAATCCACGTTCCTTCATTAACCTTCTGGCGTGAGCGTAAGGGTTACTCATATAACAATCTCTTGTATATTTGTATTTATTAAATATATTTTGGAAGATAGGATGAACCTGAGTTATTTGCTGATGTAAATGGTCGTTTTTCTCGCACCACTTTAAAATATCCTTAGTATCATCCTCCGCATCCCTTAGACTATTGAACATAGTGTTCTGACATCTCTTTTTTTCAAACAGATAATATAACATTGTTATATTCCTATTACGATTTATCTGCTGGAGCATATCTCCCGCATCTATTGTATTTTCTTTATACGCACAGAACACAGGACGCTCCCTTACACTATCTAAACCGTAAATTACTTTAGGGGAGAAGATAATTCTTTTATGTTCGTCCCAATTATACCTCTCGGTAGTGGTGGCGTCAATGACGATAATATCTTCATCGCCTATAGCTTCTTTTAACATATTCGCATAGGACGCCCAGTCGCACGCACAAATCCACTCTGGAGTTTCTTTCATTAACGCAATCAGTTCCTCTACATCAAATACCTCCTGAGTTGGTTTCCCTTGATTATGATTGTAAGTATTCTTAATGTAACATATTGTATCTTTATTAACACTCTCTAAGAATTCTATAGCAGGGTCACTAATATCCGCATCGGTCATGAATACTTTACCAGCATCCGCTAGGATATTTCTAAATAATTCTATAACAGGAATTCGGGTTCCCTTCTGCGTTAATGTATCACTAGTCAGTAAATGTTTTACTAATGAATTAAATTCATCTAGGAAAATAGTTGCTCCCGCGAGATATCCCATCTCATACCAATAGTATAGTTTCATCAAACTATCTATCTGAATCACGTAACCAACGTCAGGTTCGTAAGCATTCATCTCATAGAAATTACAATCTACACCGTCTTTATTAAAGACATTATATTGTTCTAACCCTAAACTAATGCGAGATACTATACTCACGAAATTAAAGTCACCTGAGTTAAGTTGATAATGTTTGAACGAGGTTGTTTTACCTGTTCCTGTATCGCTTTTAATTACAAAGTATTTCTTTTTAGGATAGTTACATATTAGTTCTTCTAAGAATGTATATCCTAACTTTTGTTTATTAACCTCTAAATCAGCCTTCCTGAGATTTGGTAAAAGAGGTTTATATTTATAATAATCAAGAGCAGTCCTTGCTGATTTGAAACTTGTATTCATTAAGATATGGTTAATCGCTAGAATAGACCTATGACCAGTGATTCCTATATAATGGTTCTCTAACCATGTTTTATGCTCGTCACAATCAACTGAACCTCCTGCGGGGTTATTTAATTTAGGATACATATCATATATATCTTTTCTGTTTATTTGTTTCATTGCTGTCGCGAACAAGAAATATCCTTGATAAGTATGAAAATAAGACTTTGGAAGATTTTGAATGATATTATGTAATAACTCATCTGGGAAATCATATTTATATAATGATTGGTCGCATCCACTAATCTCTTCAATTGTAAAGGATGTTTTACCATCTTGAACTTTTTTACTAACGACCTGTTGTTCTTTTTTACCTACTTTATTATTGCCGACTAATCCAATCTCGCTTAGCCATTCATATAATTCTTCAGGAAATAAATTCCTATTATCTATATGACCGATAATCATTTTATATTCTCCCTTAGGAAGTTTAGACCCGGGAGCAACGATAAGTCCTCCATCTACACCCTTATGACTGTTACCTCTTGTATCAGTTTTAAGGTCATCTACTTCCCCCTTTTTAACACTTCCTGAAGATGCTTTAGTAGGGATACGCTCGTCATATTTGAAATATATATGGTAGCCTCCTGAAGCACTCTGAACAACTGGCGAACCCCACCTCTCAAACCAATCATCGGGTGACCCCCACTTCTTTAAGAAAACATGATTTTGTATATCTTCGGGAGTTTTAAAATCTAAATCTACAACTGATAAATCATTGGTTTTACCTGTCACTAAAGAATAATTAGGACAGTTCTTATTTGGATTCTGTTTATGTTTAATATAGATATCTATGCTTGGGAGTTTAGTTAGATTCTTTTTATCTGACCACGCTTTCACTGGCCGCTTATTATTCGGGAATAATTCTATCGCGAAATACTTCATCTTATTATTAGAAACATTTTTATTTTTACCTCCCATATTTTTTTTACTTCCTACCACTTCCGCCATTCTACTACTTATTTATAAAGTTTACTTTTTAAGTAACTTTTAATCTAAACTTTTTATGATTCACGCTGACCCCCTTTATCTTATGGTTAATCAATACTTATTATAGAAATCAAATTTTTTAAGAATTTATCGCGGGGAAAAAAGTGCAATTTAGCTACGTGAAGTTGAAACGACTTTTATACTTCTTTATATTTTCTCGAAGAGACGTTGAATCTCCCCACAGCAAATACCATGAAAGATACCCCGCTCGCATAGGATCTTTAGTATTTAAATCTTTCCTATGGCGACTCCTATAACGTGTCCTACGGTCTTTTTCCTTTGAAATTAAATAATCTGTCATCCCAGCAGAACCAAAGTATGTAGTCCGTTTCACTTTACGCTTACCATCTACTACATGACTAAAAACTGCTTTGTATTTCTTCCCTGCTTTATCGCTTTTAGTAATAGTCATTTTAACAGGCATTTTATAGATGAAGCATATATTTTCTTTTAACCCGGGTTTGTAAAAATATTTATTAAGAATTATTTACAAACCAGGGTTAAAATATATTACTAATATATAATATGACAGATAGTTTCACTGATGTTAAAATAATTGAGGCAAATAGACTTCATAGTGAAGAGTCTAAAGCGGGTAATCAGGAAAACACATCTTTATGGACTAATAATCTTCAGGATATTTTACATCTTGAACCAAATGACAAAGTTAGCATCTATGGTGCTTTTGTCAGTGAAAGAGGAGCAGGTCAAAATGAAACTGTAGAAATTAAAGGAGTTGAACTTGGTGAGTTCCATAAATTTAGTTATGTTAATTTATCAAAGACAATTGTTTCTCCTGATAGGATAGATAATAATTTACCGAGCGGAGCATCTAAAATCATTTTTCAACCAAAGATTAATATTCCCTACGCGATTAGAGATGATACCTTGAGATTTACAATGTCCTATTATATGGTCGCTAATACACAAAATAGTCTACATTTACCTAGGAGATGGATGTTTAATAAACCAGGAGGCATCGGCGGTGATTTTTCGCTTAATTTTAGTGAGGGTGATAATGCTACAGTCCAGGGAGCAACTTTAACTAAACCATTAGTCAGTAATGCTTCCTCAGGGACAAAAGTATTCGCACAGACAAATGCTTTTTATGATTGTATTCCAGTCGGGGCTGAAACATTACAAAAACCCAAAAATGATAATGGACGATATACGATTATGGTAAGAGATAAAACTTTTTTTACGATAGCAGGCATGGAAGAAACTAATGTTCTTCCTGGAATAGATTTCAGAGACCCCGAACAGGCAACATATTATCCATTCAAAGAATTAAAAGAAATTGTAATTCCCGCAGGTTTTAACTCTGCTGATTATATTGCTACTGAAATAACCCGACAGTTACAGAATATCACAAATGACGTTACATTATATCAACGTAATGATGCGGATGAATCTTTCCCAATTTATGTCAGTAAAGTGCTAGAATCAGAAACATATAAAGTCTTTAACACGGGTTCAGTGAGTGATAACACGGTAGCTAATTTTAAAGATTATTTTAACTTATCAGGAACAGCAAATACTGTAGCAGATAAAACACACAGAACTGGGTGGAAAAATGCCTCGGGATTTGAATGGTTAAGACAATATCAGTTTGTTGGTTGTAAATATCCTGAATTATATGAGACGGGAAGGTTGCTGAATCGGGCACACAATAGATCTTATCAGGGAATCTTAGGTGCTAAAACTTATAACAGATATGAGGGAGGGTTAGGGGCGATTGTATTTGATATTCCTTACGAAAAAGCAAGGTGCGATGAATTCAAAGCATTTTTTGATTCGCAAAAACTATATCCTGAAATTATTGAAAATTTAAACTCTGCTAATGCTTCAGGATATCAAAAGGGAAACAATTTACAGAATACACGGTATTGTCATATAAATCGTTGGAATTATCAAAAACAGAGTCTAAGTCTAATTCCTAGTGAAGACGATACACAACTCGGGTGGGGTGGTTACTACTATCCTAGGACTTATAATCCCGTAGCTACTGATGTTCAACTCCTTTCATTTTTATTATGTTTATTTTTTGATGAATCGCAAAGTGAAACATTTTATTCAAACCCTGACAGCGATATCAAAGAGGAATATACCTATGGATGTTTAGGAAAAGTAGATAATAGAATAGCAATTTATCCAAGTCGTCACATTAACAATGGATGGGTAGCAAACCAACCTTTATGGGAGGGAGAACTTTTCAAACCCTATTTTGGAACTCCATCAATTGAAGCAGGGAGAAAAATAGGTTTTGATTTACATTTTAATGCTCCAGGAATGTATTATATGCTCCCGCTATCTGGTTGGACTCCAGTGCCTGACCCGACATTTGACGTCGCTGGGGAAGGTGGAAGTTTCTTGCTTCCTAATGCTTCTCAAGACAATAAAGGAATATCAACAGTTCCTGCGAATCAATTACATGATTTGAATAATTGGAAAAAACACTTATATTTAGGGGCGGATAATCCAACTTTAAATTGGGACGGAACAAATTTCTCTTTTAGTAATTTTCACACATCATTAAATAGAGGAAACGACTATAGTGCGGGGAATCCAGTTCTAGACGCATTAGCGGTGGCTGCCCCTAATTCATGGACAGCAAGAGCACCCGACATAAATGCTGAAGATGTAGTATATAAAATAAATCCTAGAACAGAATATATGGACTGGTCACCTGACAGAACACCCTACGATATAAGTATAACCGGTGACGATTATTCATTAAATAATATAACTGAGGGGGTAGTCCAGATTAAACTACCAAGGACAAATCACAATTATGAGAAATGGACTATATATGATATGTTATCAGGGATATTTATCGAAGACTTTGGCGTTCCAGAGAATCTTTGGTCTAATAGTTTATGGGGGATATTAGGTTTCAGTTATAAACAATTTCACACAGAATCCAGTAATCGTCTTACAAGAATACAGAGTGGAAATGCTAATCAATTATCTTATTTAACAACCAACGCAGAGGTTTTTGAAGGAGATACTAAAATATATTCTACGAACTGGGCGGGAATTCCCATGTATAATAACATGATAACAACTCCCGTGAATCAAATTTCTTATGACATAGACGCGAGCCCCGCTGTAATAAATCATTGGACTCAAATATTTCCTGAGATAATACATAAAACTCAATCTATTAAAATCATTGCTGAAAATCTCCCAACAAGAATGATAAGAGGCTACTATACTATCAGGAGCAATATATTAGAAGGAACACCATTTATCGGGGGAAAAGTTAATAATACCAATATGCCGATAATCGGTATCGTAGATAAAATAAACGGCGACGGGGACTTTTATTTCGGTCAAGAAAGTTCTTTAAAATTTACAATAACTAAACCACTGAGACTAGCAAGTCTTTCAGTTAGTATTCATGACCCCGATGGTTCTTATGCTAGAACAAGCGAACAATCAACTATCCTGTTCAAAGTAGAGAAAACACTAACGACCACATTTAACATCGCTCAGCAAATGCTTGAAGAGAATAAAAATAATCCTATTTTACAAAGACTTTAATTTAACCCGGGTTTGTATTTATTTTTTATTAATAATTTTTACAATCTAGGGTTAAAAATATTTACTATATTATAATGATTAGAATTGCGAAAACTGACAGGATTGAATTTGGTAAATTACTAAAGGTCTGCGACAGAAGTGATTTATTGTATGCGTGTTTAGCATGGGCTTCGGAAGAAGAATTAACTAAAGAGCAAATTGTTGAAAAGCTTATTCAAGAATTTCCAGAAAAAATTGTTTGTCAATAAAAATATTTATTAGATATAAAATGTTGAGCGATAAAGTGTTAAATGAAATATGTAAAATTTTAAAAAAGGAAGGCAGGGACGATTTAGTTGCTGTCTTAGTTGATGATAATGATACTGATTATGTCCCACCTAATAATCCCCGTCCTGATTATTATAGCAACGATGAAGGGTCAGCTACCGATGAAAGTTTAGAATTTGAAACAGATGAAGAAGGTTTTTTATCTCTTACGCAGTAACCGTGAATCCTACACTTTCTAGCAGTTCAACTCTTTCAGGGAAATTATCAATAAACTTTTGTAGATTTTTTGTCTTTCTGTAGTAATAAAAAGAGTTCCGTGCTCGGAAAAAGTCTTTATTATTTTCGTAATGAACTTTCTTCTTTTCCTTATACTTTGAATAGTGGATACGGGCACGTTCTCTGTTTTCAATCTTATATTCTTCAGTGTCCTTGATACGCTCGTATCTTTCCTTCTCCTTTTCTTTTTTGTTCTTGTATGAATTAAGAATGTTTGTTAATTGTTCCTCATTGTAATCAAAGGACGCCATTAGTCTCTACTATTATTAGTAGAGTTAGTTTTAAGTATCTTCTCTAAAATATTTATTAAATCTTCATTTATTTCTATATCTACACGCGTCTCATCTTTACAAAATTGAAGTTTGTCTATTGTATTCCAGGGATGCTGAAGACAAATCATACAATTCATCACATCGCTAATGACTACCTTTTTTTCATTACCCTGGAATATTGTTTTACCTTCTCCCTGCGATGAATTTTCAAAACCACACGATGCTTTGAACCATTTTTTAGTCATCATTAAAGTCGCCTCATGTATGAGAGATTTTACTGAACCACAGTCTATCGCATAAACTTCCCAGTCTTTCTCTGACATTGTAAAAATCATTTTATTTGAACCAACACATCCTGCTTTATTATCTTTTAATAGTTTATACTGATATGTTATATATGTCGGTAAATAAACATCGTCGTCGTCCATGAACGTGATAACTTTAGTATCTGCTGATTTTATTAAATCATTTCTCTTTTTTCCAATTGACCTTTTGTTCTTACTATACTTGTATTCAAGTTTAATAGGATGTAAATGTTCCTTAATGTCATTCAATTCTTGATTAGATATTATTAGTTTATCTTCTTCAGGGGAATCGTCGTCAATGATAACTTTTAAAAGTTTATGCGGATACTCTTGGAGTTTAATATTTCTTATCAAAAGAGGGAGGAATCTTCTTCTTTTGTAAGTGGGGACAAGGATTGTAATAGGTTCCATATTTATTATATGGAAAGAAATTAATTTTAATTAAAAAAAGAATGAAAATTCGTGCACGATTTACCAGAACCAGCCAGTGGATTCTTCTTCACGATTGTTGTCTAAAATAATGTATTTATCTTCTTTGAATTTATCTTTCACATCTTTCGCATATAATCTTTTCTTGATATATATTACATCTTCTTTTAGGGTTTCAATATCTGTTTTTAACTCTTTAATAAGTTCAGTTATTTCTTCAATGGGTTTTTTAGATGTCATATATTTTATAACAAATATTTTATTCATATAAAATAAAATATTATTAAAAGTAAAATGAGTGAAAGCGAGGGGCAACTCCAAGACTATTCCGTGGATCAGGCGGCGGGAGCAGTCGTATTAGTTCTGGGAGCAATTGCTGGACTCTTACAGGTTATTTGGATGTCTAAATGTCACTGTAAGGTCAATTTATGTTGGTTGTTCCGCTGCGAAAGAAGACCACCAACGGAAGAAGAAATGAAAACATTAAAAAATAAAATTGATTCAAAGAAGTTAGAACGCATAGAAAGCAAAGAGGCTAAGGCAAAGGAAAAACAAAAAGATGTTGTTGTTGATGTAGAACCTGAACCTGAACCTGAACCAGAGTCTTTACAACCCTAATTTGTATATAATATCTTAATAATAATTTTAACAAACTTGGGTTAAATTAAATGACCTCTGGTTAATCAAAATATAGTATCACAGGATTTTCAGGAGTTGAACGTCTTACTTTTAAAATTTCTAAATGCTGAACTTTACTAAAACTTTTATCTTCTAACTCCTTCTGAACTTGAGGAGATATTAATGGTTTGAATGATTCTTTCATATTTATATCGTCCTTTAATAATTTACAGCATCTCCTGACTGAGGGAATGTCTCCAAACTGTTTTATGTAGTCCATATCGTCTTTAATTTCTTGATAAGTTTTATATTTCATCGATGAGTCCAAATTAAATCCACTCTTACAATAGTTTATTATAAATTTTGCGATAGACATTACTTCCTGTTTTTCTTTGATTGTTAAATTCTTTTTAGGATTCTTATTTGATAAAAAGACTTTTAACCCGTCTTTGTTTTCTATATTGTAATAATTCTTTTTTATTTCAAATGAAGCCTTTAGTAAGGAATCTAATTTCTCGTGGATTGTTTTCTTATTATCGCTATGAGAGAATACTACAGGGAGATGTAATAAGTTTATTAAATCAATTAAATCATTTTTACTATGAGTTTTATGAATTATAAACATTTTACTATATCTTATATATTATATATTATTTTTAAACGCATCTACTTCTTTTTATAAATCTTTTTTCTACAGACAGCACATTCATCTAGTTTAGAAAGACATGTTTGACAATACTTATGTCCGCAAGAACTAAACTTAATATCTTTCGCATCTAGTTCGTCCATACAGATAGGACATTCAATTTGCTTCTTTAATGAAATCATTAAGTCCCTTAGTTCTTCTTGTAAGAATACAGGGAAGACAGCGTCTTCCTCTTCTAATTTTAATTTTAAATCGTGGATTGATTCCATATAGAGAGTATCCCTGCGGTGAGCATCTGCCTCTGCTTGATAGAATGACGCCCAGCCTGCTTTGGATTTCTTAATAAGATTATTATATTCTCTGTTAGTGATTGTTTTGCTTCCCATTTCTACTACTTATATATATAATACAATTAAACTTTAAATACCTTTTATACTACTTACTGATACAGATAACCCAAGTTTGTTAAAATAATATATATGAATTATATACAAAGTAGGGTTAATACTTTTTCTTCTTCTTCTTCTTTGATTTGTTACCCATGTCAAATATCTCTTTTGGTTTAATCTTATCGGGTTTAATTGCTTTCTCTACATCATACTGAGATTTCTGTCTATAATTGGGAGTTCCGGAGGACATTGGTTTCTGGACTTTAGTTTTTGTCTTTTTAGTCATTATAACATTTATTATATTTTTTTTTTAAGAATTATTTTAATATTTTATTATAGTATAAATATGAGTTTAGTAATCGCAAGCAATCAAGACAATGAATATGTAAGAGACGCTCAGTCGCTATTTACGCCGTGGTCTTTTAGGAATGCTCTATCTTCCACTTATAAAATTCCACCTAATTCTCAGGTCTGCTTACAGTCTGCGAAAGTTAATCTAGACGGCAGAACCACCGTAGAACAAAATAACTCAGTTTATTATGATTGGTTCGGTATGGAATTAGATGCTGATTCTGTTGTTGAATCACAGAATGCTATAGACTTTTCAACTTCATATCCTATTAAACAGCAATTCGTCCAGGTAGAAGGTGTAGCACAACTCACCACTGATGAACTTGCTAGAGCGGTAGCTGATAATCATAGAGAATTCCACCCGAATAGAATGGGACATCACGACTGCTCTGTTGCTAGGACAGCAGGAAAAGATTTTAATGGATATGATTTTAAATATGGATACAACGCATGTCAGACACAGAATGCTTCTCTACCTACCGTTAATCATGCGTGGAACAGTGGTATAGAAAATTTTAATGGTTCATTTAGTTGGACTCCTGCTTCGGGTGCTTTTCTTAGAATTGAAAATGCTTCAACGACTGGTTATCCCTCTGTAGCAATTTTAACAGATAAACCTTTATCAACTTCTAATGGTTCTTTCAATGTTGAATTTAAAAATGCGAATGCTTCAGGAGTTCCATGGGGGGTTGCTTTGAGCAGGGATTGTCCTAATTATTTCGTAAATGCGGATAGGACATTTGAATTTGGCCCCGAGTATTTCACTCATGATTTTGAAATAGCGGAATCAAGCATGGGTCTAGACGGTCAATCTTATTATGAAGACTTTGGAGTTCATAGAAACAAAGACGGTGAATTAGTAGTAAGGCAGTCCTCGTGGGATAGCGATACAGACCAAATGATGTTTAGTGAGGTTGAATATTGGAATAATGCTTCTTCTGATTTAAGTGGTTCTGGTAGATATGATATTGACAAAAATGATAATTCATACGAATTTGTAGAGTTCCGCGTTGTAGGTGAGAAAGTTAATTTATATATAGGTAAAGGTGCGGCGGTCGCTTTAGTGACTCAGGTAGACGAAACTTCAGACAAAGACTCAATGTTTAAACCTGTCTCGCAGACTTGCTGGTGTCTTCATCCAGTTTTATTTGTTGGTAAAGATGGCGTCAATACGACTAACTCATTAAAGGTTACTGGTTTCTCTGGATTAGATATAGTTGATTATAATAGTCGTTCTAGAGCATCCAAAAACATGGGCTGGTTTGAAAGATTAACTTTAGGAGTTCAACCTGGGGGAATTTTAACACCTGGAGGAGTCAAACATTGTCGCTCAGTTGATTCCCGTGTAATGAATCAACCTCTAGATAATACAATTCATGATTATATAGGACTCAACGCTTCTTCGGTCAATGATTTTAAACCAGCGATGATAACTACTCCAAACGATCTTTATGTCCCTACATTTAACTCAGCAACTGCGGGGATATTTGGTTTCAACGGTCGGTCACTTGTAAATAATGGTTCATATTCAACATCAGGAAGTATAGACCTTTTAACATTCACTAGCGATGAAGCACCAAACGCAACGAGCAAATCAATATTTGTAAGACTCAACGGATTCGGTCAGCAAGTAATGAATGCACGAACTGGGAATAAATCAACTATATTAAGTCATTTACCAACAGCAGAAGAAAAGACTGGGGGTTTATTCTTTTATGAACCAAATAGAGACGTATGGTTAGATTTAAATAATCCATATGAAATAAGCGTCTCAGATATATCAATTGATTTTGTTTATTCTAACGAACAATACGCGAAGAATTTACAGGGACAATCAATAGTCGTTCTTTACTTTAGAACCCCGAAGTAGATATAATTAAGTTATAGTAATCATTATATCATTCTTTTAGTAATTTTTAATAATTTTTTATTCTTTTTAAAGTTTTTTATTGTATTAAGTTATAAGATATGAGTAAAAAACCACCATCCCTAGTTGAATTTAATTTTAGTGAAGATATTCCAATGAATCCTACCCTAAGCGAATCTGTTGAAGTAGCTGACAGCAATGCTATGACAACCTCCGCAGGAGGTTTTGACCCCGTAACAGGTGAAGAAAACCCTAATTTTATTTATGAAGAAGCAGTAGCAGAGGCACCTATAGAAGATGAAGAACCACTTATACGCATTGAAGAGAAAGAACAAATCAATAGAACAGAATTATTTGATGTTCCAGCAGATGATAAACCCGTAAAGGTAAAGAAACCTAGGAAACCCATGTCAGAAGCACACAAAGCAAAGTTAGCAATCGCAAGAGAAAAGGCAATGGCTTCTCGTAAAATAAAAGCGGAAGAGCGGAAAAAGATGAAAGCATTAGATAATGAAGAGAAAGAATTAGTCAAACAACAAAAAGTTAAAAGAGTTAAGAAGTTAAAAGAAGAGGTAAATGATGAAAGACCTCTAGAAGTTACTACTCCTACTAAAACTACTGGAATAACTAAGAAAGATTTAGAAGACGCACAGTTGGACGCTATAATGAAATACGAGGCTATCAGAAAACAGCGTAAGGAAGAGAAGAAGCAAGCGAAAATCATTGAAGAAGGGAAGCAGAAAATGCTAAATCAAATCAATAGAGCAACTGGAGGAGCAACTAATTATAGATACAGGGACGGGTCTAATCGCTTTGATGGATGTTATTAGTTTCTATACTTACGTAGTAATTTAACCCAAGTTTGTTAAAATAAAGACTATAAATTTGATACAAACTTGGGTTATCTAAACAATTAAGTAGTAGAAAGTAACTAATAGTAATCTCTAGAAGAAGAGTCTTTATTTTGTCAATTTTGGGTTAAAAATAATTTCTTTATTATAATATAAATGATTGATATTGCTTTTTTAGTTCCTACAACTTCAAAGGATAGAGGTTGGAATAATTTTAGAGATTCATATTTAAATCAGGTGTTGTTGCCCTCTATTACTTCCCTGACTAATTCATTTAATATAATAGTATATATAGGATACGATGATGATGATAGATTATTCAGCAACGTAAGTCTTCCAAACGAATATGATAATATCATCTTAAAATGGTATCCATTTGATAATAGCTACAAGGGAAAACCTACACATATTTGGAATGAATTATCTAAATATGCTATCCAAGATAATATTGAATATTTTCAAGTTTGCGGAGATGATATATCATTTGATAGAAGGACTGAGTGGTTAGGTCGCTTTATAAAATTATTAAGGAAGCAGAGCAATAATGGTTTTGTAAGCGGGTTCTCTAACAATAATAATATCCCTACTCAGTTCCTACTTCATAAAAAACATATTGATTTATTTGGATGGATATTTCCACCTCCTATAGAGAACTGGTATTGCGATGACTTCCTTGCTGGATTGTATGGTTCATTAGGTATATGGTTAAAAGAATACCAACATCTAAATATTGGCGGTGACCCCAGATATGTTCCTAAAAATGATAAAAATTTATGTTATTTATTAATTAAAAGATATAAAAAACAATTATCTTTATTAAAGTAAAATGAATGAAATTATTTCCAATAATTCCCCCGCGTTGAAATTTATAACTCTCACAAACAAAGGATATCTTGATTATACCAGGAATATGATTATATCATTGAGTAAATTAGATATTAATCATAAACTAAAAGTTTATTGTATAGGACAAGAATGTTTTGACGAACTTGATTATGATGATAAGGAACTTCTCTTAACAGATGCTCCAGATGATTTACAAGTATTCAGGGAAGGTGACTGGAACAAAGTAGTCGTTCAAAAATTTAATATTATTTATAAAGAGTTAATGTTAGGTAATAATGTTTTATTTAGCGACGGTGATATTGTATGGTTAGATAGTAGGTTTCAAAGAGATATTAAAAATAGATTAGATGATAATGATATTTTATTTCAAAACGATCACCAAGACGACAAAGACGACGGACAATTATGTTCTGGTATCATGTATATCAAATGTAACGATAAAAATAAAAAGACTTTTAATCCAGCAAATATAGATATTGATAAATTTAAATGCGACCAAATTTATTTAAATGAAATAAAATCATCGCTAGCCTATGATAAACTTCCTCTAAAGAAATATCCTAACGGACAGTATTTTTACAACAGACCAAACTTAAAATCTTACTGTATTCATTTTAATTATTTAATAGGAAATGATAAGCGTGAAACTATGAAAAAATTAAATTATTGGTTTTTATAAAAAAATATTATTATATATATAATGGATACCAAAGGTAGAGTCCCTAAAGTCTTAAAAGTAAAAGATGAAGAACCCAATGAAAAGTTTGACGACATCCACGAACACTTGCCTCAGATGCCTGCTCTCATATTGATTATAGGTTCAGTTCGCTCAGGGAAAAGTAATCTCCTCACAAATTTCTTCTGTAATGAAGATTTTTACAAAGACAAATTTGATGTAGTAAAATTTATATCATCAACTTTACACACAGATAATAAAGGAAAAATACTCTCTAAATTTTTTGACTGCGAAGACCACTATACAGACAAAATGATTGAAGATATAAAAGTAGGTCAATCAAAATATGAGAAAGAAGACAGACCAACGTTTGCTCTAGTTATGGACGATATTTTAACTAAAGATTTTAAGAAAAGTAATCAAGTAAGTTTCTTCTCAACAAGGTTCAGACATTACATTGATATGTATGTAATAGCAGTTCAGTCTTTCAGGGCGGTATCAGGTATGATTAGAAACAACGCAACAGACGTCATCATCCACAAACAACAGAACTCTAAGGAGTTGATGAAAATAGCAGAAGAATATGGGGACATGGTGGGCGGAGAAAAGAAGTTCTTAGAACTGTATAATGAAGCACACAAAGACCGTTACTCCTTTTTATATTTGAAACTTTCTGAGAACCCCGCAGAAGCCTATGTCAGATTTGAGAGAAAAATATATCCTCTTAGTTCTACTGCCCCTACAGAAGAGTTGGTTTTAGACTCTGAGTAATTATTATTTTTTTTATCTTTTTATTTTTAATATAATTCATAATATAAAATGGATTTATACTCTGCGGATTTTGCTGGTATTCAGGAAGGAAATATGAGGACAAAGTCTGTAATGGATAGAAATCAAGCAGTTCAAGCACACAACAACGATGTCGCCACTCAAATATCAAGTTTAAAATCATCTCAAAAGACAGGAGACGCGGTAAGTGGTGGAGTATCAGCAGTTCAGCAATTCTGGCAGGGAGGAAAGATGCCTGACGAAATATCGGCACTTCAAGACCATTTAGCAAAAGGTGGAACTCTATTCAGCAATCCAGTATCTCAGGCACAGAGTAACGCTACAAAGGGATTAAGTGATACCGCAACAAAAGTCGGGGAACAGGAAACTAACCCGCCAGAATTAACTGACGAAGGAGATGGGATATTTAGTTCCGTTGAAGGTGAGGCGTCTGTTGGTTCTTCAGCATTAAAGGGATTAAGTGGAATCACTGCTCTAGCAACAGGTGGTATGGATATTTATAAAGACATTGAAGCGGGAGGAATTGCTGGAGATAACTGGGCGTCTAAGACTTCTAATATTCTCCAAATTGGAGGTGCTATTGCTGATATGGGTGGGACAGTATTTCCACCTCTTGCTATTCTGGGAGGTGTCACAGATATTGTCGCGGGGGCATTCGGTGAAGCGGGTGCTGTAAAAGATGAACAAACACAAAGTGACGCAGATGACGATTTACAAGCAAAGGACACTGAGCAAGCACCAACACAAACAATCCAACAGACAGCAAGCACGGGCAGAGTTAGCTAATCTTAAAATTATGAATTTTACTTGGTGGACTCGCATATTCTTTTAGTCGTAAATCATAACGACCGTTCTTCCTCTGGAATAATCTACAAAGCATAGGGAACTCTTCTGCTAATAATTCTTTATCTGTTCTCTCAGTTTCAAAACCACGCCCGTCCCCATTACATCCGCCTTCAGCATAATTTTTAGTCTTCCCAGCGACCCAATTATTTTTTAATATCTTACCATCTCTAACAAAATATCTCAAACAGTGCTCGAAGTCCTCTGCGTAATTTGTAACAACTTTTATATCTTTTTTAATTCTTCTTAATCTCATTAGTCCCAACATGTATCTTAAATCAGTTGTATATTGTTTATTTCCAGACATAAATTTAGGGTTATCACATTGATAAAATCCCCCGTAGTTAATATTCTCTTTTAACATAATTTGCATCATATCATTCAGAACAGCTAAAAAGTCTCGTACTGAATTTCTATCCTTATCAATGATATCAAAAACATCGTCATCTAATTCACATATGAATTCATCTTCTTTGAAGAATTCCGTAATGTAATTATGCGTCGCACCAATCCCCTTGATATCAATAGGATGAACATTAATTCCAAGATGTTCAAGCGACAAATATTCACCAACATCCTTATCATCTTCCCTAACGAATACATATATAGTGTTTGGTTCTATACCTTGTCCTAATAAATAATTAATAGTCTTTTCTTTTAAAATACTTGCTCTTTGAAAGGAAGGGATAGCAAATTTCATTTATTATATATAAGATAATAATTTTAAAAAATATTTATTCAAAATCTTCATACCAAACTGAAGAAGATAAATCTGTAAATAAAGGCTGACCAGATATTTCATTTATCTTTTTTTTATCATTAAATACAGATACCACGGGAGAATAGGTTATCTTATTTTTTAAAACTCTATGAAGAGCATAATGTCCTGTAGTTTGAAAAATGAATCTTGCTTTCCTAACATTATATATTTCCATTTTACTCTTTTCATAATATGATCTTATCACTTCTTGAATACATTCATACATCAATTGACTCTTTTTATGACAAGCGATAATTGCGTTATAGGGGAGATGATTATTCCACCACCTCGCAATAAAAAAGTCATTTTCAAAACAACTACTTATCGTAGCGTTAGGGACTGGTTTAACATCTAAATCTAAATACAGTCCCCCTCTATCATATAAAATTAATAATCTCGCAAAATCAATTCGTTGTATATCATATCTAAAATTAGAATAAATTTCTTTGTATTCAGGATAATCATTTAATAATTCAATAATATCATTTGAAGACCATAACTTATGCTCTATATTGTTCTTTACACAGTAGTCTAAAGTCTCATTATAACTTTCATAGTAATCAGGAATATCACGAAGTTCGCCCTTGCCTAAGTTAATAAATATTTGATGTATCATTTATTAAGAAACAGATAAAAAAAATAAAATATTTATTATAAATATAAAATGATATCTTATTTAATTCAATTGATGGTTAAGTCGGCATACGACCCTTATGGTTGTTGTTCCTCCTGCGGATACACCTGGTGCGAAACTCTTAATGAATGCGTGAGAGTATGGGAGACATATTGCGAATCACTAGAGTCGGGACATTAAAAAATTAATATCAAGAACAATTAATCATTTTTTCCCTGAGATAACATACAAAACTCATTCTTGTAAAATCATATTCTAATCCTGCGACGCCAGTTTCCTTATTTATTTTTTTAAAAGAAGGGCAATTAAATTTATTATATTCATCTTGTTCAGGAGTTGTCCAGAGTTCAGTATTACAATGAAACTGGTGGACGTCAGCAATTAGGAGGTCACCATGTCGCATATTGACACCAATACCAAATCTAGGAATCATAAAAATACCACCATTAAATTTACCTTGTTCAAGCACAGACAAACAAGCAACTCCACCAAAATCCCCAGCGTCTTTATGAAGAGCAGTTCTAAAGTTCCTATTAATAGTTACAGTTGAGAAAGGTGTATCAGGAATTTTAAAATCTGTTTTTAAATCTGCTCTTTGATTTTGTATATTATATTCTTCAGGTCTAATAGATTTATAATTTTCAGCAATCTCTTTTAAGAAGGGGAAACCATTTTCAAATTCTTCAAGATTTGTTTTAGTAAATGATGTTAGCCTACACGGAAGATCTTTTCCTAAACCACCGGTGCTCTTATCAAAATAACCAACAGGAGTAGAATAAACTGGATTATTTACTTTCATTTTAGAGACTTTACCCTTCACCATGTAACCCGTTGATATTCCTTTTGTATTAACTAAATTTCTTTTCTTCCAATATAAAAGGTCAGGATTTATCAAACCAGCTGATGCTCCCCTACCTCTACTAGGATTCAACATCTTTTTATAATTATCAAAACCGACTTTCGTTTCTTTTAGTTTATTCTTTCTAAATGATAAAATAAATTTACCTTCTTCATTAAATATATCTACATCCTCATCGAACATATGTAGTATCCAAGCATCATCTAAATGATGACCTTTTAATTGCTTTAGTTCTTCTTCACTACATAATTCAGGTAGATAAATAGTTTTAGTCATTTACACTAAGAGAGAATTTATTTTTTTAACTTTTTTAATTTTTTTTATCTTTGGTTTATTATATAATTAATATTATAAAATGAGTTCATATTGGAAAGTTGAAGACACTATGCGTATCGGGCAGAAGTTTGTTTCTATTCCATCGGAGAATGGATTAGAATATGAGGAAAACCAAAAAATTCAGTTATTCGTGGATCCTTCTACTAAATACATGGACGGTCATAATTCGTATCTAGAATTTTTTGTAAAGATTAATCTTCCCTCGGGCAGTCCAATCCCTACCCGCCTCCAGTTAGATGAGATGGGAGGTGCTGCTCTCATCAAGAATATTAGAATCTACGACGGTTCGCGAGGACAACTTTTAGAAGAACTTGATTCATATTCGTCTCTTTGTTCTGTCCGCTATGATTATGATGCTGATGATAGTATTAGAAATGTCCGTGCTCTGCGTGAAGGTTCATCGGTTCATACACCAGCCAATCGTGGAACTGAAGGAACTTCTAAAACAGCGATGGCGAACACTGTAACTAATCCTTATTTTAAAATTAAAAAGGGAGACCAAAGCACGACGTGGGTAGATACTGATTTCATTAAAGCGAAATGCTGTATCCCCTTACACACAGGAATTTTCGGTCAAAACGAACACATCTTCCCCGTTATGATGACAAATGGTCTCTATATAGAAATAGATACAGCACCAGCAAGAGAAGTCATTAAGCAGTTAGATTCTGTCCTACGATTCAGACGCTCTAAGCTGAATCCATTTTTCCACTCAATAGATGGGAATATCAGCACTATGGCTCAGAATGCTTCTGAACACCAGACTTTTTACGTTCAACAGAAAAACAATTTATCGGGGGCAGATGCTGTAAGTCGGTTTCCGTTCGTTGTAGGTGAGAAGTTTGGTTTCTGTTCTGCTAACGACCCAGCGACAACTGCTACAAATCTATCAGGGACTGCTCTAATTAGTGAAATTAATTTATCAACAAATGGTTTAATTGAAGTGAAAACAAATGCTTCTTTTCAAAATAACGGTGCGGGTTCAACCTCTGTAACTCAGTCATTTGTTATGTTTTCTAATGCTGTCAGTGATTCTTCCAGTTACGACGCAACATATAAAATTTCAGATGTCAATCTCGTTGTAAGTCAGGTAGAACTTGACCCGAGTTACGAAGCAGGAATGCTTCAAAAAGTGCGAGAAGGGAAAGCGATTGAATTAGATATTTTAACTGCTACGAATTACAAAAATTCTATTCTCGCATCAGACAGACAAACAACTTATCAGGTGTATGCTACTAATTCTCGGGCAAAAAGTTTATTGGTTATTCCTCAGGATTCTACGGTTTATTCTGCCAAAGATGCTATCTCAGGGACAGGAACATATCAAATCCTTAAAACTTCAGACGACGATGAGGGAATGCTTACTTCCAATCGTTCAGGCTACACTGGAATTGTTGATGAACTCCATGAAATTCAGTATCAACTTGAAGGGAGGTTGGTTCCTTCTCGTCCTATTAATGTTTCTAAGATTTCTTCCAGGCAGAGTATTGATGCTTTCCATTTATATGAATTAGAAAAATGTTTAGACAATGCGGGTATAGTCCCCCGCTCTTTCCGTGCTTTCCAAACCAACTTTGTCTTTGGTCGGGGTTTCGGGGTTAATGATGGTGCTATTGACCTAAGAGGAAAAGACTTAGCAGTTATCCTAAAATACACTGGTTCTGTTCCTCCAGAT